TAACCGTAACTTCATCCATCTGCCCGCTTTTCCATCTTATGATCATCTGTTCTTCTTTGCTTCTGATGACCTTTCCTTGCCATCCCTGTTACTTTTGTTTTATCTACCTCCACTTCCCTGCTCCTCTGTCTCACCTTTTTGCCTTGATTCCTTCTGTTGTATAATCTCATCGGGACGGAACATCGTAGGCAACTTAAGGGATTTATATTTTTCTACCATTTTAGCTACCTCAGTGCCAATGAATTCATCACACAGGTGCTTTGGATACCCCAGCCGTTTAAAGTCCAGATATGGCTTTTCTTTTTGGTGGCAGTCCGTGCATTTCACAGAGTCTTTTGTGAGCTGCTTGTGAAGCTCAAGTTTCGCCTGGGACGACAGAGGCGAAAGTTAAATTGGCACCAGGAGCCAAACTCGAAGACTGTATGATCCTTGTCAAGCAATTAAATGCAGGGAAAGCAGTCGTGAAATCGTATCTCTTCTGCTGCGGGTCATTGAAACCATATCACCCCGAGCATCACAAGCTTGGAACTTGCTGCAAAGATGAAGCCGAACAGGAACCGGCACCAAAGCCAGAGTTACCAGTCGGACTCCATCAAGGTCGTGCGTACCCTGAAGGTGCAAGACCCAAGTTCATCCATGCAGATGAAGTGCCGGTCCACACGGAAAGCCATCTGAAGAATGAAGTCGATGACGAAGTCGAGGACGAAGTCGAGGACGAAGTCGAGGACGAAGTCGAGGACGAAGTCGAGGACGAAGTCGAGGATGACCTTGACATGGGCGATGACCTCGATATGGGTGATGCTCTCAAACTTGACGAAAAGGATTAACGAGACCGTAGCGGTGGATACGCCCAGAACCTGAACGCCGCCAACCACAGGTCGCTAAAGTCAAGATGCGTAACCTACGGTCTCATTTATAAAGGTGTCGGATGCCTATCGACGTTGGCGCCATTGGCGAATCAATAAGAGCCTCCCTCAGATCCTCGACGATTACGTCCTGTTCGAGATGGGCTCAAGAGCGTCGCATAATGGGCGGCGATTTTGCCGGACCATATGGCTTCAAATGGCATCCATGGGCACGAGAACCACATGACTCACAGGCGAGTTACAATGTGGCAATGAAAGCGGCCCAGATGGGTCTGACTGAAGTTGGCATCAATAGAGCGTTCTACATCCTGGATGTCATGAAGCGGGATGTGCTTTACGTTCTACCGACAGCGTTGAATGCGTCGGACTTTTCAAAAGCGAGGTTCGGACCCGCTCTGAAACTGAGCCCGTATCTCAAACATATGTTTACCGACACTAACACGGTGAACCTAAAGCAAGCTGGCACAACGAACCTCTACATCCGTGGAAGCCGTGGTGACAGCAACTTGAAGTCTATTCCGGTGTCGGAATTGATCCTGGATGAAGTCGATGAAATGGATCAGGATCAGGTCTGGCTCGCTCTTGAGCGATTGTCAGGTCAGTTGACGAAGAACGTGTGGGCCATATCGACGCCTACAGTTCCAAACCATGGAGTGAGTAAGCTCTATCAACCAAGCACACAAGAGCACTTTGTATTTCAGTGTCCTAGGTGTTCCAAATGGACTGAATTGGTTTGGCCAGACTGCATTGAAATCATTGGCGAGAGCGTCAATGACAAACGCTGCTACGAGTCCTTTTTGAAGTGCAAAGAGTGTAGCGGCAGACTAGAACATGTTGAAAAACCAAATTGGCTTGCCACTGCCGAGTGGCATGCAACGAACCCTGACGGTGATTTAGACTATCGTGGTTTCTACATCAATCAGATGTACTCATTCACGGTATCGCCCGGCGAGATGGTTATTGCTTACCATCGAGGACTAGGCGACGAAGGAGCGATGGCTGAGTTTCACAAATCGAAACTCGGATTGCCATTCATCCCCGATGGCGGACAGATAACAGACGAGCAGATCGACAACACAGTCCGCGCCCATACGAAACAAGACGCGCGTCCTAAGAGCATCAATGATCAAAGATGCATAACGATGGGTGTCGACCAAGGTGACTGGCTTCATATTGAAATAACCGAATGGTTTACAGATCGATTTGGACGTGATCTGAATGCTGCTGCCTTCGGTAAGGTTGTCTGGCAAGGCAAATACAACGTTGCAGCAGAGAATGGTTGGGGTCGACTAGACGATCTAATGCGAGAATGGCAAGTTCTCCACTGTGTTACCGACGCCGACCCAAACACAAATGACGCCAGACAGTTTGCCAGACGGTTTCCAGGCTATGTCACACTTTGTCGCTATCGAGCAGGTATACCACAAAGAGAATTGGCTGTAACTGAGTCTGATGAGTTTAGAACTCAGCTTGTAACTGTCGACAGAACAAGTTGGCTTGATATTGCACTTGGTCGTTTCAAGCAAGCAACACCACGAATCGCTCTTCCACGAGATGTGAACCTGGAATACAGGGAACACTTGAAGAACTTGATTCGCACGTATACCAAGGACAAAAACGGCAATCCTCAAGCTGAGTATATCAAAACCGGTGCCGATCACTATGGTCACGCACGGTGCTACTCAGAGATAGCTTTACCATTCGCGGCAAGCTATGTCAAAGGCCAAGACATAAAACGCTTCCTATAAGGGACACAACATGGCTCAAAACGTTATTCAACATCCAATGGAGCCGTTGGGCTTCGTTCAATTGACCGGGTTGACCACGGCACAAGGTCTGGAATCGATCCCTAGTGGTGCCACTGTGGTGTGGCTCCAAGCGTCAGTTCAAGGTGTCAGAGTTCGATTTGATGGCATCGATCCGACAGCATCTGTCGGAAGTTTGATCGTTGCTGGTCAAGAGGGTGTATTGATCTGCTTGACAGACCTGACCAAGATCAGAGTGATCAATGACACGGCGGGCGCCGTTCTTAACGTCAGTTATTTTCGTCCAAAGCCAACTGGCTAAACCGCCTAAGCTGACTGAAACAACCCACAGACTGCCCGCTCCGAGGTGAGTAATGGTACACAACCCACACAGCCAGCAACGGCGCATCATTGACAGCCGCCACCCGAACTTTCTCGTCGACCACTTAGAGTGGGAGAAGTGGCGCCTGACTTACCGAGGTGGGCGAAAATACATCGATAAATTCCTAGAGATGATCGATCGACAGGAAGATCCGCGTGATTTTGCTTCCAGAAAAAAGATTACTCCGCTGCCTACATTTGCGAAGGCAGCGTTGAATGACGTTCGGAACTCGATCTTTCAGCGCATGCGTGACATCGTTCGACGTGACGGGAGCGACAACTACCACCGAGCCATCGCTGGTCTCGACAACGGTGTTGATTTCCGTGGCTCCAACATGAATGCATTCATGGGTAATGACGTTCTTACAGAGCTTTTAGTCATGGGTCGTGTCGGTATCTACGTTGATAGTCCAATCATCTCCAGAGAAGATGGTATCACACCTTCTTTGGCAGATGTTCGTCAATCAGGTTTCAGACCATACTTGTACCTGTATCAAGTTGAAGACATTCTATCTTGGAGATGTTCAAAGCCAGAAGATCAGAGCGAGTTTCAAGCTCTTCTTCTACGCGACACATGCTTGGACTTTGACCAAGATACATTACTACCCCTGCAAGCGTTCGAGAGATTTCGACTACTTTGGATCGACCAAGAGGATGGGTTGGTCCGCTTGCAGTTTTTAGACGGTGACGGAAATGCCATCGACAGTTCTGGTAATCCTGTCACGGAACCGACTGTATTGAATCTCAATCGGATTCCGTTCGTCATGCCCAGCATAGGTGATAGCCTGCTTCGTGATGTGAGTCAGCATCAACTTGCTCTTCTAAACCTAACATCGCGCGATGTCGCCTACGCAATGAAGGCGAACTTTCCCTTCTATACAGAGCAGCGAGACCTGCGCGGAGTGGGCGACCACCTTAAACATAACGTCAACCCAGATGGCACAGCAGAGGCTGGTGGTCAGCCAAACCATCTGAGAGAAATTCAAGTTGGAATTACTCAAGGTCGAGCATACGATTTACGGACAGAAAGACCTCAATTTATTGCTCCACCTAGTGAACCACTTGAAGCATCGATGAAGCTTCAAGAGAAGTTAGAAGGTGACATTCGTCGGCTGGTGAATCTTGCTGTATCAAATCTATCAAACAACAGACAATCAGCCGAGTCAAAGTCATTCGACAACCAGGGACTGGAAGCTGGACTTTCTTTCATTGGTCTTGTACTTGAAAGTGCTGAACGCAGAGTCGCAGACTTTTGGGCAAGCTATGAAAGTGAGACAGCGAGAGCAAGACAAATCGCGACCATCAAATACCCTGATAGGTATTCACTGAAAACAGATTCTGAGCGCATCGGTGAGGCAAAAGAACTCACTGATCTCATTCAACAGACACCTTCGTCCACAGCCCGTAAGGAATTGTGGAAGTCGATCATTACTATCCTTCTCGGAGGGCGTATTAGTGTCGACTCTATGAATGAGATTTTTGATCAGATTGATGAAGCCGGTTTCACAACAAGTGATCCAGACACGATTATTCGTGCCGTCGAAGCCGGACTATCAGGTGAAGAAACAGCGTCGTTGGCTCTCGGATTCGGACCTGATGAGGTTGAAAAAGCCCGTGTTGATCATGCAGCACGAATCGCACGTATCCAAGAGGCACAATCATCTGCTCGTGAGTCCACAAATGGGAATGGCGACGGGGATGAAACGAACCCAGGTGCTCGTGGTGTCCAAGACCTCGACCCTGACAAGGGCGGTGACTCTGCAACTAAAGAGCGCGAGCAAGCCAACGACCCTGATCAACAGCCAGACCGCCGCAGACGTAGACGAGGTCGCGGTAAACGAAAAAGCGGAGACGAATAAATGGCAATCAGTGAAGATTCCTATGGAAGCGTGGCCGAAGCGACCGACTACTTTGCGACACGTCTGCATGAGTTTGCTTGGACGAATGCAAAGCCAACAGACAGGCCAAAAGCTTTACTTGCGGCCACGAGGATCATTGACTATTTGAATTTCAAAGGCGAGAAAGCAGCAGTCTATTCTCTGCTGGTCGCCAATGATTGTACTGCCTGCAATGCTAGTAGCGCGCTGGCAGAAGGCTGTGTGACTAAAGATGAACTACAGGCTGCCAGCCTGTCACAGCCACTTGAGTTCCCACGAGGATCGGACACTGAAGTGCCCGAGGATATTCGACGAGCGTGCTATGAGATTGCTCACTCGCTTCTCGATGACAAAGATCCTGAGTTGGAACTTGAGAATCTCGGTATCACAAGTCATGGGTTCGCGTCTGTACGAACTTCGTACAGCCGGACGCACGTCCCAATTGAACACTTAATCAACATGGTTCCAAATGCTCTTGCATGGAGAATCCTGAAGCCGTTCATAAATGACGATGATGCTGTGAAACTGAGACGAGTTTCTTAACCAGTCGTTCAGACCAACATGAACGAACATAACTGGGTATCGTTGGGACTATGAGGTAATTTCAAACCATGTTCGAGAAGGAAGCATTTCAAGTACGTCCTGTTATTTCTTTGTATGAGGGAGATGATGTTGGAGACCTCGCTGGAGCAGCAGCCGCTGCCGCAGCCGATCTGAAAGCTGGTGAATTGGCTGCTTCCGCAGCCTCAGACCCAGATCAGCCAGTCAGCAGTGATCCAGATGCACGATTCAATCAAGATCAAGTCAACAAGATCGTGCAGGACCGCTTGGCGAAGGAACGCAAACGACAGGCCGATGAACAAAAGAAGCTTCAGACGAAGCTCGAAGAAGTTCTGGCCAACCAAAGTCTGAGTGAGGAAGAACGAACCTCGCTTCAGAACACGATCGAAGACATGCGAAAGCAAAATCGCACCAAGGAAGAGCAAGCGAAGCATGAGAAGCGTCAGCTTCTCGATCAGTACGAGAGCCGTTTACAGGAAGCCATGGAACGTGGCACCTACTGGGAGAATGAGTACCGATCAGCGACGATCAACCGCTCGCTCCTGGATGCCGCAACGAAACATGACGCTTTCATGCCTTCGCAAGTAGTGACTATTTTGAGGGAATACACCAAGTTGGTGAAGCCAGTTGACGAGAGTGGCAAGCCAGTCGAAGGTGCAGCCCTTCAACCAGTGATCGACCTACCCGATGTAGACGCTGACACCGGCAAGTCAATCATCACACAGAGAAACCCCGACGAAGCGGTAGCTCGTCTGAAAGAGTTGCAACCCAACTTGTTCAAGGCGAATGTTGTATCCGGCGTTGGTGGTAACTCCTCTACCGGTGGAGTAGCGCCGGGCGCTGACGGCAAGCTGGACGTGGGATCTATGACCACGGAACAGTTCATGCAAGCCTATAAGAAAGACCCGACTTCTGTGGGCCGAAAACGTCGCACTTATTAACTCGGGGAATCCAAACGTCTGATTTCAATTCGCACTCAGTGCGTAGCAATCCCTAATGGAGAAAGAGAATGAACACTCTTTACACAAATCCGGTCATCTCGCTCTACGCGAATGACAACGACGCCATGATTCCCGAGATTTGGGCTAACATGGGTCTAGCAATCCTCGAAGAGAACATGGTGATGGCAGCGCTTGTCCACCGTGACTTCTCTCCGGAAGTTGCTCAGTTCGGTGACGTGGTCAATACCCGTCGTCCTGGGCAGTTCAGCATCCGCCGTAAAGGCGACAACGATTCCGTTCTCGGACAGGACGCGATCACCAACAACGTGCGTGTACCGTTGGATCAGCACTTCTACGTGAACTTCACCATCAAGGATGGTGAGGCGTCGAAGTCGTTCCAAGATTTGGTCGACATTCATCTGCTTCCAGGTATGCAGACGATCGCTCGCTCGATCGATCGTGCTCTCCTGGGTCGCGTTCACGGTTATCTGGCTAACGCCGTTGGTACCCTCAATGGGCTGACCGGTTCCAATGCCAAGGCAACCATTCTGGCCGCGCGTCAGAAGCTGAACGAGAACAAAGCGTTCTTCAACGGTCGCCACGGTGTGGTTGACCCTCGTTCGGAAACCGCTCTGTTGAGCGAGGAACTGTTCCTGAAGGCCAACGAGAAGGGTGACGACGGAACCGCTCTCCGCGAGGCGAGCCTCGGTCGTGTACTCGGTATTGACTGGTGGATGGATCAGAACACCCCGGCGATGCTCGCGGTGAATGCCGACACCGAAGCCACCACGACCGACGCAGACGAAGCTGCTGGTCAGACCGTCATCAGCGTTACCCTAACCCCAACGGATGGCGTTGGTGTTTGGTGTGTTATCGCTGGCGATGATCAACCACGTTACGTTACCGCTTTGGCGACCGACGACACCATCACCCTCGACGCTCCGTTGAAGAGTGCGGTCGCCTCCGGTGCTGCCGTGACCTACTACGGTATCTGCGATGCGAAGGGTGCTGTCTCCGCTGGCGAAAACAAGGCGTTCTCCGTCGATGGTTTCGACACCGGTAAGCCACCACAAGTCGGTCAGCTTCTGGCAATCGGAACTGGTGCGAGCCGTCGTGTTTACACCATCATCGAGTCGGAAGTGGTTAGCGCCACCGAGCAGAGCATTTTGCTCGACCGTCCCGTTGAGTTCGCGATCGCGGACGACGAAGACCTGTATCCCGGTCCTGCCGGTTCTTACAACTTCGTGTTCCACCGCGAAGCACTCGCGCTTGTTAGCCGTCCGCTGGCTCTGCCTTCGGCAGATATGGGCGTCCGTGCGCAAGTCGCCGTCCACAACGACGTTTCCATGCGTGTTGCGATGCAGTACGACATCGCACAGCAAGGTACGGTTGTGACGCTGGACTTGCTTGCTGGTGTGGCCATCCTCGACACCGACCTCGGTGTCGTGATGCTTGGCTAATCCAGGCTGCAATCAACACCCGCTCCCTCTGGGCGTTCTGCGCCCAGAGGTGCGGGTTTGTTTTGCATAGAAAGGCGGTTTACCATGAGTCCAAGCGAACACCCAGAATTACATGAAATCATTGCTGAACAATCTGCACAGCGTGTGAAGATTGAAACCATCGCGGAGACTTGCCACGAAATCAAAGAAAGTCTCCTTGGTAATGGTAAACCCGGTCTGGTCGTAAGAACAGATCGCCTTGAGCAAAAGGACAAGTTACGAGCCAAGATGTTTTGGATCGTATTCGGTCTTGCAGCCTCTGTAGCGGCAAAAGTTGCCGCAGATACATTCGGCATCACATTCTAACTTAACGGGTCTACCCGATAAAAGGATAATCAAATGGCAATAATTGTTGACCCCGATGATCTCAATCAAGGGACAGAAGTCACAATTACCACCGGAACACGACTGGTGACCCTAAACTCTGGATCGGGTAACTTGAGTGATGACGGTGTGACTCTTCAAGCTCTGTATTCGTTCTTCAAGGAAGAATGGAAAACAGACGCGACACTCATTCCACATCCGTTTCCGATGATCGCGATCACACCGGAGCAGTTTGAGTGGATTGAAGATTGGCAACCCAACAACGACACAACCCGCAAACTGATCCGCACAGGTGGTTGGAAAGAAATCGACGAGTTTGATGTCTTACAACAAGAGTGGGCAGGTATCATTTCTCTTGGTTCGTTTGAAGACGAAGCTGGGGACAAAGCGTACTACCAGCAAGGTGATGATCCAACAGACACAAATGCTGCGGTCAACTTCAACTTCTTTGGTCCGCTGAACGAAGCGATCCAAATCTACGACAACGTGACCCCAGCAGACGACTATGCGTTTGCGACCGGCGCGACGGAAACGATCACACGAACCACTGGCTCGTGGATCACTGATGGGTACAAGATCGGTGGTCGAGTCGAAGTATCAAATGCTGAAGACTCTGGCAACAACGGCACCTACGTCATCACAGATATCTCGGCAACAATCCTGACTGTTACTGGTGTTACCTTCACAGCAAATGCGAATGACACAACGGCGACCTTCGCTGTTGACTTCCGCAACAAGTTGAAACTCTTCCTGCGTATCCGTGACGCAGATCAGTACGGTAAGACATTCGACAGCGGTGATCTGATCGACATCGGTGTTTCAGTGCTCCAGAATCAGGTTTATCGTTTCCCACTAACGAATACGACAGACCTGAAGATCGAAGAAACTGACGCCAACGTTGGATCACAGACTCCGTATACGCAGATTCTCATCCGCTACTTCGATGCAGCATTCAACTTGGATGTTGACACGCCGGGTACTCCACGTAACTTTGGCATTGTCATCGACGTTGGTACTTTTTCAGGTACTGACGGTGTGAGTAATGGAACAACGACTTTCACAACAGCGGACGGTGGTATCCCAACTACTACGTATAATGGTGGAACGCTCACGCTCCATGATGCAACGGCTGGTGCTGGTGCTGATAAAGGAACACACGCAGTTGCCACTGCGAGTGGTACAACTGTCACATTGTCAACAGCCTTGACACAGTCTGAGACCAACTTGTCCTTCACGTTGCAGCGATCGTCTCCGGTTGTTGCGACCGCTGAAGAAATCTATGAGAAGGTTCAGTACCTGCTTCGTCAGGCTTCTGACATCGACTCATGGGCTGGCGCCACAACCGTCACTGGTAAGACGGCTGATGAGTTGCTTCGATTCGTTGGTGATACTCTGGAAGCTGGTCAAGGCACACCATCCAATCCCAATGGTGGTGGGTCTGGCGTCGCGATCATGGGGTTTGACACCAATGATACGAACAGATTGGTCTTCTATGACAACACTGGTACTGATCGTCAGTTCCCATTTGTCGCGGCTGGTACGATCAACTTCAATGCGAACTTGGTCAACGACAGCGATCCGGAATACTGGATGTTCTTCGAGTACACAGAACGATTCACCAACACTGGTTTCAGTTTGACTGGTGCATCTGGTGCAGCCTCTGCTTTGAACTCATCG